AAAACACAACCGAAAACCATTCTATATAGTAATGCACAACGGATCATAGGATTAAATCCTTATCATCCTGCAAGAAAGTACCTAGAGAATAGACAAGTTCCAATCGAGCAACTATTCTATACGGAAGACTTTTCAGAGTTTGTCCGGGACGTGTTCCCTGAGAACGACAAACAACTATATAAGGAACCACGCATCATTATACCGTTCAAAGACAAGAACGGTAACCTTCTAGGTATACAGGGACGATCACTTGACCGACATTCGAAGATCAAATACATCACAATCAAAGGCGATGAAACTAACCCTAAGATTTTTGGATGGGATAGATTGGATGCATTGCAAACTGTGTATGTGGTTGAGGGGCCCATCGATTCTCTTTTTATTGGGAATTGCGTGGCTACTATGGATGCAAGCCTGTATGTTGCGTCTCACATACTAGGGCTTGACCTCGACTACATTTTCGTTTATGATGCAGAACAACGTAACAAGCAGATCATTTCCAATATGAGAAAAACGATTGCTATGGGATATAAAATCTGCATCTGGCCAGATAATATTCCCGGCAAAGATATCAACGAAATGGTTTTAGCGGGATTGCATTCTTCTCAAATCCAACACATCATAGATAATAATACATATCAAGGTATAATGGCAACTATGAGATTGAATCAGTGGCAAAGAGTTGAATGAGTTACTACATCTACGCTTACATTCGTCTAAAAGATAGTAGCATTGCTAAAGCAGGAACTCCATACTACATAGGATATGGAAAAGGTAAACGTGCGTATGGCGATCACACAGGTTGCAATGTTCAATGTCCTAAAGATCATAGACAGATTATAATACTTGAAAACAATCTTACCGAACTTGGTGCTAAAGCATTAGAAAGAAGATTGATTAGATGGTGGGGAAGATTAGATAATGGTACAGGTATCTTACGAAACAAAACAGACGGCGGTGACGGAAATAGTGGGCGAGTAGAAGGCACACCTAGACCTAAGACAGACAAGTGGAAGACAAATCATTCTAATAGAATGTCGGGTGATAAAAATCCTATGCACGGCAAACAAAGAAGTGACGAATGGAAACAACGTCAACGTGAACGTATGAAAGAATATTATAGACTGAATCCTAAAAAGAGGCATACAATATGAACGACGCTAATTATGAAAAACTAAAGAAGATTCTGTTTGTCTTAACTCTTATTAAAAATAAAGAATCTGATGAACGCAAGCTTGCATACTCAGAAGCAATTGAAGAAGCAATTGAAGAAGCAATTGAACATGCAAAAGAACTTTTGGGAATAAAAGTTAAATTGTGAGACAATTAATGAGCGAAGAACAGTTTGTCAAATGTTATGTTGTTTTTGGCTGTGTATTTCTGATCTTAATAGTGATGGATATGTTTGGATTATGGGGGAACAGTGATGAATGACATTCATCAGCAGCAATTGAAGCAAGTAAGAGAAAGCGTATATGAGGAAAATCTGCGGCTTCGTGCCGAACTCGCCGCAGCCAATGAGTTTAAGAAGCATTACACTGATTTGATTTCAGTCAATGCTGAACTAATGGGAGCACCTAATGACGGATCGATTACAGACTCAGTAGTTCAAATAGAGAAACTTGTAAAGAAACTTCGTGCCGACCTCGATGCCGCTAATGAGGAAGTCGAAAAATTACGGGAACGCCTTGGTCCACATGGACTAGTCGTCGTAGACATAGACAAGACGGGGCATTACGTGTCTGAGAAAGTTGCCGACGAAATCACCCGCCTCCGTACCGACCTTGCCGTAGCCAATGAGCGATGTGAGATGCTGACAAAGGAAGTCGTAGAGTGGCGTAGTCGCCCCGATGCTTTGCGGGCTGACAAAGCCGAAGCCGACCTCGATGCCGCCATTTCAGAGCGTAATGGCCATTACGCTACATTGAAGCATGTGGCTAAAGAGCGTGACGAAGCCTTGCGTAATCAAGCAGAAACTCAATCTAAACTAGATGCTCTTGAAAAACTGTTTCAGATGACCTGTCAACAGTTTGAAGAAAAGCGCCAGCGTATTCTAGAGGTTCTTGACTAATGACGAAGCATTGTGTATATTTTTAGTGGAAAGGAGCCTACACATGACCAAGAATAAAGCAGAATCGGAGTATGTTATGATAAGGCGAAAGTGTGAAGATTCGGATATGGCAGAGTTAACATTCGCTAAGAATAACGAAAAACTTGACCTGACAGATTATAGGTGTATCCGAATGTTTTCAGAGACCACAGAGGAATGGGTTCATAAAGATGAATACGAGCATTTCTATGAAGAGTATCGCAAATTCAATGGTCTGATGATGAGGCATGGTGCGATACTATCATATATAAGTGAACCGTGTGAAGAAAAGGCTGTCACCACTTTCTTGAGGATGAAGGCGAAAGACTGATGACCTATACGTGGAGTAAGTATCCTGATGCCAAACCTAACCGATCTGGATACTATTACACATACTATTTCAATAACGAAATGAATGATTGTTTTTACAAAGCGATATACTATAATACTTCCGCAGACGAGTGGATCGGGTGGAGAAGAGGTATAGAACCTAAAGTTATAGGATATGTAGATAAGACGTATGCGAAGTTCTATGTTCCTTGTTTAGATTTGGTAACGCCAGACATAGGGAGTTTCTTGGAATGAGTGAAGATATTGTGAAGCGACTGCGTGAACCATGCTTTTTCAATGGATACGATCAGCAAACTTCTGAAGAAGCCGCTGATGAAATCGAGCGTCTTCGTAAGTATGAACAACTAGTCAATTTCATTGCTACGGACTATGTTGAACTCTCGCATGATAAGGTTCAAAATGAATATCTTCTTATCATAAAGAAGTGCCGAGAGTTGGTTAAGGAAGATATGGTAAAGATATTTGATGAATACCTTGAGGGTCTCAAAGACGTAAAGGATATTTTCTGATGGCCAGACAAATATAGAGGAGGTCAACGTGGAGGAGATAGAAATGACTGACGATGTATATGTGATTATTCTTTCGAATGGTAGAGCAGAGAACGTTCCACCATCATACAACTGGTATGATATTCTTATCCAAGCAGAAAGCGCTTGGAGACATAGTTGCAGTTCTTCGGCTATTCCTGAGAAGCTAATAAAGAACGGTAAGATCATTGTTGAAAAACAACTTTGGTATGTAGCAAGTAACTATGTTATAGAAAAAAATCATCTGGTAGATAAGGCTTACGAACAAGCGAAAGAAATGTTCCCAGAACCAAAAGGTGAGTGATGAACTACTGCTTCATGTATGACGGGATAGTTCTAGTGTTTCACAATGATCGATATGCTCATTGTTGGGACAAACAGTTTGTGACAGAGAACTGGTGAGAAAGATAATGAAATACAATATTGAACTAGACCATGACCAAACTGATGCTATTGTCATTGCTTCTCTAAAGGAGGCGTATCGTCACAATGCTGATCCTCTTCCGGACGAAGGTGGAGAGAAATGGGTTGATGTCGAGTTTCTGGCTGCTATAGATCATGTCCTAGAATATTATCATAACTATGAGCAGAAGAAGTTATGGATTGTTGAAAAAGAATCGTTTAATAATGGAAAGAGTAACAAATGAACAACGCTAAGATTGAAGAACTTGCAAAATGGGCTGCTAACAAACTAAACGGTGGCAACTGGTATGATGAAAAATTCTATCAGTTCGGACACAAAGAAGCATGGATGAATATGATCAAAGAATTGATTGAAAGGTTAGAAGATGAACGACGCTAAAATTATTGCTATTACACAACCAACGATAACACTTCCGCCAAGCGATGAATTGTTTGGACAAATCCGCCCTATGACTGCCGAAGAGTTTATCTGTTATACAGCAAGAGTTTCTAATCCATCAAATCAGATGAATACCGAAACTGCTCCGAAACTTCTAAAGTATCTTATCAGGAATCGCCATTGGAGTCCTTTTGAACAAGTATCCATAACCATGGATATTACAACAACCCGAGACATTTCACACCAGATCATTCGCCATCGTTCATTCTCTTTTCAGGAGTTTAGCCAGCGTTATGCTGATCCTACTAAGGACATGCAGTTTGTAACGAGAGAAGCAAGACTACAGGACGCCAAGAACCGTCAGAATAGTATTGAG